GATGTCGCAGTCGGCGGGTAGGACGATTGCGACCTGTGAATTGGTGGAATAATCTCCCTCGTTGGTCATGGTGCGCTTGGTGCGGAGGCCCACGCGACAGGGCCACTCCACTCCGGCGGAGTATTCGGCCTGTCCCGTGTAGTCGGTCCCCGTCAGCTTGTAGACGGTGCACTTCTGCTTCATCGACTCGCGCCACATGACGGAGAGGGGACTGATGCCTTCACTCAATGCCACCGTCCCACCTTCCCTGAACGGATGTGGCGGACTGCTCCGCCCGATGCGATGGCGGTGCTCTTGATGGATCTCACGGCGGTCTCGTAGGCGAGCTCGCACATGGATCTCACGTCGGTGGACATGGAGAGGTCGGGCATCGAGATGGACGAGGGTTTGATGCCGCGAAGGTCGAGGTAGTTGCGGAGCACATAGACGGTCATGAATGCGACCGCCGTCTCGGGGACGGAGCATCCGTACCCGTTAGCGATGTCCGCACAGTAGCCCTCCGCGACCGTGATCTGTACCTGGAGGTCGGTGTCGGGGACGATGTCGGCGGAGATCCCCGTCAGGGCGCGGATGGTTGCGATGTCGGTCATGGCTTGGCCTCCTTGATTTTGACGTCGTTCATGGTGTAGCGGTGCTCTGCACCGTCCCATGAGGGATTGTCCATCCATCCGCGAGCGATGTCGTCGTATGCGCCCGTTCCGACGGCGGGGGGAACATCGAGCCATTCCTCTTGCTGACGGCTAACGCGGTTCCTGTTGACGAAGGCGGTCTCGAGGGTACGCTGATACTCCCTCGTCAGGACCTTGCCGTTGTTGTGGGTGTTGAGGATCATCTTATCACGCGGTGGATGGGGTGGGGGGACTCCTCCCCCCGGGGTGTTCATAATCAGGAGTTGACGACCTTGACGACCGCGCCCTTGTTGTCCTGCTTCTTGGTCTCGACAGGTGCGGCGACGCAGAAGCGGGAGACGACGGTGGGCTGGTAGGCATACTTGGTGATGTTGTCGAACTCTCCGACGGTCATGTCCTCCCTCATGATGATGTGGGGACCGTGGGTCTTGTCGACGACGAGTGCTCCGACGTTGGTGGCGGTTCCCCAATCCATGCCGGAAGCCCCGGTGACTCCGAGGTCGAGTCCTGCGAAGCGGATGAGGGATGCGTTCTCTCCGACGGCCTGTGCCCTGTCGTTGTATGCGGGGACTGCCATAGAGTTGAGTGCGTTGGCCTCGAACATGGGTGCGATGAGTGCTCCGCTTGCCCTGAAGCCGTTCTTGCCGACCTGTCCCCTTGCGAGGTTGAGTCCCTTGAGAGCGTCTGCGGTGGCGGAGGAGGTTGCGGTGCCGAATGCGTTGGCGAGACAGACATCGACTGCCTCCTGCTCGAGGGCGATCTCCATAGATGCACCCATCTCACGGATGGCGGCCGCCTTCACGTCAACGGATGCGTCTGCGAGGATTCCCTTGTCGAGGGTGCACATGAGCTTGTACTCCTTGGGGACTGCGGTGACGACTCCCATGCTCTCGGCGAGGTCTGCGGCGTCGCCGTTGGGTGCGATGGTCTTGGCTCCCTTCCTTGCGGTGAAGAAGGGGATCTGCTCTGCTCCGCCCTTGGCCCTCCATACCTCGAGGATGTTCCTCGCGGCGGTGTAGGGCATGGCTCCCTCCATGATGGTGTCGGCGACGAGGATGTCGACGACTCCAGATCCCTTGACGGTGGTTCCCGCAGGGCCGGAGGGGGAGAGGAAGTCGGCTTTCTTGTAGACGGAGAACTCGAGGGCTCCCCTCTTGTTGGCTTTCATTCCCACCATCTGCTCGGGCATGAACTTCATCAGGTTCTCGACCTCCTCGGAGGAGAAGTCGAGGTTGCCGTTGTCGACGGCCATGATGGATTTCAGGAGCATGGAGGGGGATGCCCTGTCGTACATTCCGACAGGGATTGCGTTACCTGCGAAGTCGCAGGTCTTACTGATGTATTTGCCAGATTCCATTTATTTCACCTTCAGGATGCGGGACAGAGGGAGGGGACGACTGCGATGAGTCCGATGTCTCCTCCTGCGATGTTCTCGAGTGCGATTCCGATGACCTTGCCGGTGGTGGCGGCCACGACTCCGCTGGCGGATCCAGCGGCGACGAGTGCCCCTGCGGTGATGGCGGTGGTCGCGTCGTTGTTGGCGACCTTGGCGACTCCGACGACACGGACGGCTCCGACGGTGCCGGAGGGGATGTCGTAGAGTGCCACGCCGATCATTGCGTCGGTGGCGGCGGTTGCGGGTGCGATTTTGCCGGAGCTGATTTTGACGATCATTCCGGCGGCGATGTCTGCGGATGCCTCGTAGGACATCTCGGTTCCGAATGCACCGAAGACGGTGTCGGGGATGTTGGGGAATGCGCTGATTGCGGCCATGTTATTCCTTCCTGTTATGCGTCAGTAGAGCGCGGTGCGTCCGCGTCCGTAGAATGTGACAGTCTGACGCTCCTCTGCCACGTCCTTGTCTGCGCCCGCGTGACCTTTCAATCCTGCGGGTTTGCCGTACTGTGCGGGGATGCCTGCGAGCTTCTCGTCGAGAACCTTGGAGAACTCCGCGAGCTTGTCGTCGACCATCTTGGAGTATGCCTCGAGGGGGATTCCCCACGATTTGACACATCCTTCGAGCTGGCCGATGGCCCTGATGCGGTCCTCTCCCTCGGACTCCTTGATGGCCTCGATGAGCTCCTTGGTGTCCGGGATGATTGCCTCGACGAGAGTCTCGAGGATCTCCGCGAGGTCGTCGTTCTTCACTTCGGTCTCGGTCTCGGTTTCGTCCTTGACTTCCTCCTCGGTGGTCTTCTCGACTTCCTCGGTGGTCTTCTTCTCGATTTCTTCGTCTGCCATAGCTGATTCCTCCTTGCCGAAGGCGGGGATCCTGCACGTCTCGCACGCACCGTCCTCGACGAGGGCGAGTCCCGTGAAGACCATGTCGAGGACGTTGCCTTCGGCATCCATCTCGACCATAGTCTCGGCGGACACGTCCTTGATGCCTCCTGCTTCCCTTGCCATCTGTACGAGTGCAGAACAGGAGCGGGATGCGTCCGTCTGGTTGTGCATGAGGAGGTCGGCGACCACCGCCGCCTCGGTTGGAGAGTAAGTGGGGTTCACGACCGCACCGACCTTCTCGGTCACGGAGCGGGGGGAACCGCCTGAGTGTCTGGTCCACACTGCGTTGTCGGCCCAAACGGTGGCACACCTCTGGAGTACGGCCTCGCTAAAGGTGGTGGTGATGCCGTGCATATCCGTCCAGGTGCCCGCGGCCATGATGACCACGCCGTGGATCAGGAGAGAGCCGTCCGCCTGGGTCTCGAAGCTGGAGAGCTGGCCGGGCTGGTTGTAGTAGGTCTTCTTCATTCCTTCGTAGGTCATATCGTCACTTCCTTCTGGCCCGCGTAGTGCGGGAGTCTGGCACACCGACAGTTCGGATGCCACGGGAGTGCCATCGGCTCGTCGAGGCCGTAGACCTTGAGGGTGGTCCCCCCGTTCCCCACGGCCATGCGGACGCAATGGGCGCAGAGGCGGTCGTCCTCGGTGGGGTAGCTCATGTAGCCGTCGCATCCTGACGCGACATACCTCGCCTTGGCGACGGTGTCGCCCACGCGCATCGTCTCCGTTCTGACGATGGTCTCCGCGTGGCGGACCTGTGCGTCGGTAGCGTCCACGATGGCGCGGGTTATCTCCTTGGCACCGAGGCCCTCCTGATAGCCCTCGACCGTGATGCGGGTCACGTCCTTCAGGAGATCGTCGGCCACGGAGCGGACGTTGAGTCTGACGTTCTCGAGGAGCATATCTATCTCCTCGCGGGGGATGCGGACATTGCCAAGCTTGATGCCCGTGTGTAGGTTGTTCATGATGCGGTCGGTGTTCTCGACGGTGGCCTGTTCGGTCCTCGCCATCCATTGGTCGGTCTCGGCGGACAGGTCGTCCGCGAGCTCGCTCTTGAGTCTGTCGAGGATCTCGGTCCTGCGGGGGTCGTCCCCCGTGGCGATGCGGGCCATCGCGTCCCCGTAGAGGCGGATGATCTCCCTCTGACGGTCTATCTCCTCGCGCTCGATGCGCTTGGTCCCGGAGGGGTCTCTGCGGTTCACGGGGGAGCGGGTCATTCTGTCGGCTCCTCGGTTACTCCCGCGATGTGGCGGGCGATCCTGTCGCGGAGCTCGTCCATGAGCTTCGCGTTGTCGTATTCGCCGGACTTGGGGTGCTTGCCCCATAGCTCGGCCTGCTCCTCCACCGACAGGAGGTACTCGGGGTCGGTGGGGTCGAGGGCCGTGATGATCTGGAGGAGCTGTGCCTTCTTGAGCTGTGCATCTGGGTCGGGGTTGTTGAACACGAGCTGGACATCTCCGCGCTTGAGTCCGAGGTCGGGGAGGACGTAGATGTCCAGATAACGGGACTGCATGACCTGCTCGATGATTCCCTGCTCCGCGCTGATGCGGTTGTAGTATTTCGCCTGGGTCACTTTCGCGGTGGCCTCCGAGTTGTCGGAGAGTCCCGCCATCGAGCGGGGGATCTGCATCGCCACGGCGACCGCTTGGAGTGCGGTCTCCGCGTAGGTCTGCACCTGTGTGACACCCTGCGCGTTGAGGGTGTTTATCTTGGCACCGAGCGCGGTGGAGAGGACGGAGCCGGGCGCGAGGTCCGCCATATCGCCCTCGAGATTGTCGGCGGGAGTGATCCCGTCGGTGGAGTCGAATTGAATGTCGTAAGTGGGATAACCCATGCGGAGGACCATCTCGGTGTTGGCCTTGCGGATGTTCTCGTAGTCGACGATGGCCTCGTATGCCTGCGCGATCTCGGACCTTCCCGTTCCGGGAGTGGCCGCATTGGGACGGAGCGCGAGAGTGATGACCTGCTCGGCGGACCAATCCGTGATGATCTGCTGGTTCTTCCCCATCTGGACGAATCCGTCGAGCCAGCCGTCCTCGTCCATGTAGGGGTAGATGTTGAAGGTGGAATGGGCGACGAGCGCGTGGCGGTTGGCGACGGTCCCGACCTCGGCGATGCCGAATCCGTAGACCTTGGACTCGACGGCCATCTTCTTGACCTCCTGCTCGAAGCCGACGGCGGTCAGATACTCGCGGACCTTGGCGACCGCATCGGGATCCTCTCCGATGAGAGCCCATCCCTGTGCGAACAGGTCGTCGGTCTCGGTGTCGATGATGGCACCCGCGACGGAGGTCTCATACATGAGGTTGAACTGCGTGTGTTGTTCCTGCTCCTGGAGAACTGCGGAGCGGGGGATCCTGTCACGGTCCGCGCCGGAATAACGGATGGTGGCTCCCTTGATGCCGTTGGCTGGTGCCTGATAGACGGTCGTGGGAGTCTTGCGGCTGAAGGGCCATTGCATAGTGGCTATTCAGCGCGGAAGTTTAAAAGCGGGTTTAGGGTCATTCTTCCCCGTTTCTCGATGCCATGAACACAAGGACGAGTAGGATTCCCGCGACCACCGCTCCCGGTATTGCGAGCGACAGGTCGGACGGCGGGTCCCTATGGTCTGGTTCGACAGGAGGTAGGGGACGGCCGTTGTCGGCGGGATCCCATGCGTAGACATCATCGGATTCCGTCAGACGGACGGAGAAGTCATAACGGAAGGAGTCAAGGTCGACCCACGAGCCGATGTTCGGCCTCGCGCACTTCCACCATTCCCATCCCTCGGGAATCGCGGGGAGGTCGGCGGTGTCGATGTAGTGGTCCTTCGTGTAGATATGGTGCGTGACCTCCGAGTCCCCATTCGCATGGAGATAAACCCCGTACTCGGTCGCATCCGAAGAATCCGCAAGGACCACCGCGAGGGCGGTCATCATCAGGACCGCCTCGATGATGACGCATAGACGGTACCGTGTGCCATACCTCATGCGGTATTCATCCCGTCGTGGATATTTATGGCTTCTCGAACCTGATGTCGATGTGGATCCCTTGGCTGGCTGACACGGTCTTGGGATTGTCCAGGATGAACTGCTCGACCGCTAATATGTTGGCCACGACGACCGAGTGGATGGGAGTGCTCGCGTAGGGAGTCTGCGGGTTAGGCGTGAACAGGGCCGCGACGTGGGCATACCCCGCCGAGTCCTCGAATATCTTGATGAAGCTGGCATCCGTCATCGCGCTTAACGCGTTCCCTGCCTCGTCCACTATCGTGATGCCCGTGACCGACCTATTGGTCCATGCCGAGTTCATATACGACCTCACGGGGATGGCCTTGTCCGCCCGTGCGAAGATGTAGACCACGCTCGGGAGCTGACTCGATCCGTTGGAGATTGCGTCATTCGTGAGGTTCATCGAGTTGGCGACCTCTGACCTGTCGGCGGTGCGGATGTTGTCGAGCGTGAGCATCGTGGAGCCGTCGCCGAGGATCATCTCGGTGGGGACGGCGGTCCCCTGCGCGTCGTATTCGGGGACGTTTATGCCGACAGGCATTCCGCCCTCTCCTGAACCGTAAAGGTCCCACAGATTGAGGCGATAGCCCGCCAGCGTGACCGTTCCCTCGAACACGTTGGTGTGGAGCTGGACCATCTTACCCCCTGCGGCCTTGGCCATAGCGTCATGGGTGCCCATCGAGGTGTCGACGGACACTTGGCGCAGAGGGGAGCCGACGGCCTCCGCCACGGAATCGTTGTAGAGTCTGTCGTCGGTCTCGACGGCGATGGGGTAGCCGGACAGGACGTTGGTGCCTTCCGTGATGTATGCGACGGTGGCCTTCTCCGCCATCCAATGGGCGGTCAGGTCGTGCGCGGTCACGATCCTCTCCCCCGTGCCCGACGGAGAGGTCGTCAGGTAGCGGACGGGGGTCTCTCCGATGGTGTGGCGACGGCGGACATCCACCACTCCCGGCGATGAGATCCTGTCGCGGAGTCCGAGGTTCTCCGCGCGCAGAAGTTCGTGGAGACATGAGAGATAGTCGAAGGTGCTCGACGAGAAATAGGTCAGTTGACCGAGATCCTCGGAGATGACCTGCGGACTCAATCCCGCCGCGGTCAGGAGTTCCTCGATGACGGTACGGACCGCAATGCCTCCCACGGTGTAGTATTGCATCCTCATCTGTGCACCCTTGTCCTCGACGGTCATTACCCCCGATGCGGTCGGAGGGGAGAGCGAGGACTCCGCGATGCTGACGGTCGATCCCGATGCCGTGAAGGAGGAAGGGGAGATGGACGATCCTACGCGAAGGGTCTCCATGTATATCTCGCCGTATGCCCCCGTTCCCGGACCTGCGACCCATGCGCCGTTGTAGTAGTGATAGTAGTCGGAATAGTGGGGGGATGTGGTCCCACGGAAGAATAAGCTGGATGCTCCCGAGAGTTCCGCGCCCAACATATACTCGGAGGCGGGACCGTCGAGCACCCAATCCACGGACGCGAATAGGTCATGGGGATTGAGTCCTGTCTGTGTCACGGACACGGTCTCCTGATGCACGATTGCGAAGTTACGCATCAGCGTGAAGCGGACGGTCACGGTGTAGGAGCCACTCGACCCGAACAGGTTGAACTCCCTGATTCCGACCTTCGTAATCCTGTCCCCTTGAGACAGGGCGACGGTACCGACGGAGGGTATCGCGTGTGCGATGGCATCGATAGGCGTGGGGACCGTTCCCGACCCTTCCTTGACGACGCTGTTGAACGTCCCCAACGGGTCGAACTTGAGCTTGTCAATCTCCGTAGCTCCCGTGATGGTACCCACTTCCGAGTCCATCTGGTAGATGTAGTTGCTCCCTGACACGGTCTTGGATGTGCTGACGTGCGTGTCCTCCTTGCTGATGTCCGGCTGGTATTGGTCGGAGAACTGCGCGAGGTCCATCAGACGGTCGTAAGCCGTGATGACGACGGAGTCCGCGCTCTCCATCTGATAGATCCGTCCACGGAACACCATCGTCAGGAGTCCCGTGTCGGAATCGCGGAACTCGACGGTCATCTCCATCCCGCGCTTGAGCATCTCCGCGTGGCCGTCCGACCACTTGGCGAAGGTGGGAGCGCGGACGTTATCGGCACCCCTTGCGAGCGGGATCCTCACGACGGCCTTCGACGGTGCGGAGTCGGAGAGTCTGACGGTGGGAGTGCCGACCGTCGGGATGCCGTTGAGTCCGTTCATGATGATGTACGAGCCGTTGGGCGCATAGACCGCGCACCTCCACGGGGACGAGGTGTCTGCGGGGAGTGCGACGGGGTTGACCGTGATCTCGGCGGTATCGACATCGAGGCCCGTGGTGGACAGTCCGAAGACCGGGTCGGAGTGCCTCATCCTCGTGAATCCCGAGGGAAGCTCGGCGGTGCCGGACATCGTGTCGCTTCCGTTGTAGGTCATCCACGGGGGTGCGCCTGTCTGATGGTTGCATGACACGGACACGGTGTCGCCCACGTCTGCGGTGTACTGCGTGACGGCCATCAGTACCACGTCCCGGTGTCGACCATCGTCTGCGTCTGCCTTGCGGTCTCGGTGTGCGCGACGTTGATGACGGTGTTGTTGTTCTGCGTGGCCGAATACATATAACCTGCCACGGCTCCCGCCGCCAGGCCCGCCGCTCCGACGATGAGCGCACCCTTCGCGGGGTTCTCGGCGATGCTTGCGAAGGTCGTGACGATGGCGTTGGTCTTGAGGACGGCGTTGTAGGTGTTCCACAAGGCCGTGACCCCCTTGATGAGCTCTCCCGCGCCGACCACGAGCTGGATCCCTGCCGTGAGCTTCTGGAGGGTCTTGAAGGTCTCCTCGTCCACCAGGCCGAGGGTGTGGACCGCGTTGGTCACGGCGGAGGTTCCCGATTGGATGGCGTGGAGTGCGGCCAGGGTCTCCACGCTCTTGAGGATGGTCTTGGTCTGCTGGACATCCACGTTCTTGAGCGCGGAGTCGGTCCTCTTGAGCTGGTCCTCCGCGTTCTTCATCGGCTGGCTTATGCCGTCGTTGGCTTGGAAGTTATAGACCACATCGTGTTCTTCTGTCATGCGTATGCCTCCGAAACCCTGCGGAGTCCTCCGCCGTCGGTGGTGTTGATTGCCCTCTCGATCATCTCGCCCATCAGGACACCTCCGGCCACGGCGAGCGAGCCGACCGCCAGGGCACCGAGGCCGTATTTCGCAAGATGGGCCGAACCCTCCGCGAGACGGAAGGACGTGAGTGCTTCCTT